CTGTTGTTCCCCAGATTGGTTGTTTATTTTTAACAGCTTTATCTAAATTACCTTTTATATACATTTTATAATCGTTATCTTTATCTGTTATTCTGTCAAAATTTACAAACTCTCCTTCTCCGCCTGATGCAAGAAAATGAACTCCTCTTCCACCATAGAAGTGAGATATAAATGTATTACCAACGATATTCATAAGTGACATATCAGCACTGGCAATTTCAGTACCAATAAATCTCATACGGTCATCGAGAGTAATTGTTGGGTGGAAATATTCTACATCTTCGCCTAGTCCATAATCAATCTCACCATGACGATTTACATTTTCATATTCTTCGTCAATATATCCGAGATGAATACAAGACCTTTCGTTGATTTTATATAGAAACCAATTGAACTCTTTCATGAGTTCTTTATCGTAATTTTCCCAATCGTAATTATATTTAATACTTGACACGTTCCTCATTTTCACGTACTAGATGAACTATTGACAGATGTGGATGTACCTTTTTTATTTCCGCAATCTGTATAGGGTCATCTTCAAAATGCATTCCAATTTCATATCCTAGCTCTAAGAGCATAGTTATAATATGTGCTTTAAAAATTCCAGAAGATTTTCTGCAATATCCTTCATCATCTTTTGATAAAGGATTCATATATACCTTATTATATATCATTCTATCTTCTAGCATATTTTTGGTTTCTCTCATATCAGAATAAGGCCGCCCTGTAATAATAATATCATTAGTACAGGGTCTTACGCCTGTGACCTCTTCTCCAAAGTATATTACACCGTCTATATCAAATGTATTAATTTTCATAATCGGTTTTGCTATCTTGGAATGTATGTGGCAAATCCTTTGCCTTCGGTCTAACTTCCTTGAGTTGAGCTTCTGTCATAGGAGTAAGTACTCTACGAGCTAAAGCATCACATTCAAATTTTGCGTCCTCTGTTTTAAGTTGAACTGGAGGAGTTTTTTGAGTCCATGCAGATGGTCCTCTTAAATATCCTACAATGCCTAACTCATTTGCTACCTTACAGAATCTAATAGCAGAAACTACAACTCCACCAGAGTTTGGCGAATCTTGTACTGAAAGTCTTGCTGACAATTCGTATCTTGCTCCTGCAAATCCATAAGCTATCATATCAAAGTTTGCGATTTTATTATCAGATGAAATATAATCTCCACCTGGTTTTTGTTGAACAGTTAGAGATGGACCAGCAAACAATGTCATTCCTGCTGTTGATTCGTCTCTTACGAGATTCTGTCCTTTCAATACATTCTCTTTGGAAATATGTTTATTTTTAAGCCTATATTGCTTTGCCATATTTAAGAAATCAGTATTGGCAGTTCTTCCTGTTCTTATATTTTCTTGGCCTTGAGTAGAACCAGCAGCCATATTCATTTGTATATGTTGCGTAATCATTAGACCTGAATCTAACATTGCGCCTTGTAAAACTTCAGACATTCTCGAAGCTCCCCAAGCTGACCTCATATCAGAACCTACAATAGTTAACCCAGCATCGATAAATCTTTGCTCAGTTTCCATAGCATCTTCTGTTGAGATTAACGTTGGTATACAATTTACAAAATGAACGCCAGCTTCTAAAGCTACGTCAATCCAATATTTTGAAGCGTCTTCAGAACCAACTGGTAAATAGTTAATTAAAACATCTACATTGTGGTATTGAAGTAGTTCAACACTTCTATCAAAACTTTCAGCTGGAATAGCTCCATTAACAAACGTCACTTCATCAGGATAATCCTTCATGTGAGGTGCGATTCCATCAAGCTCTGGAGCAGAATAAACTAATGCATCCGGACTTACACATGATGAATTACTTTTAGTTGTAATTTTATCAACGTGGTCCATAGCACAATTAGGTTTTGCTCTTAAAGCCTGTGCTAGTTTTTTATTTACTTTACGTTTGTCTATATCGAAACCAATAACAAACTCGATATCATGTACTGAATATCCGCCGATATCTTCATACATTAATCCTATTTTGTCTTGGGGATTTTCGTTATAGTATTGTATGCCTTCCACTAAGGACTTGGCACATGACCCGACACCTATAATGCCGACTTTTATTTTTGACATAATTTTTTCCTCCTATTATATCAGTTTTTTTGAGTGAGAGATTTGGCTATGGAGGCCAGAGTAGCTCACTATTAATTAATCAATCTTTCTGCTAAATTTTTAACAAGAAATAATAGACCTGCTCCGTTCAACATGATAAGAGCTCGGTCTTTCCATAGTATTGATACAGTCAACCAGCCAATAATACCTATTAAAGATAATATTAAATCTGTTTGCTGTAATCCATCAACACCTCTAATTGACATAGCGCCAAGTACAAATGCTGAAGCAATCCATTTTATATACCAATCAACGGTATATTTTGGAGTAGCAGATTTATATATACGTTTCGAATTTCTTAATTCTTCTTCACTGAACGATTGCTGTTTCATATTCTATTCCTGCTTCTTCAAATAAATCTGTTGTTTTTTTGATGGCGTCCATCCATCTTTCTGGTGTTTCTTTAGAGAATGCTACTACTCTTTCTACACCAACTTGTATAATTCCCTTTGCACATTCACTGCAAACTGGTAATCCATATATGTACATTGTTGAACCTTTTAGAGATACACCATTTTCTGCTGCATTATATATCGCATTCATTTCTGCATGTACTACATAATGATACTTTTGTTCCCTATCGATATATCTTGTTCTTCTATCATCAATTCCTTTTGGAAATCCATTATAACCAGTAGCTAATATTTTTCTATCTCTTACAGCAATACAACCAATTTGTCTACTTGGGTCTTTGCTCCAGGTGGAAACCTCCCTCGCTAAATCAAGGAAACGTTGGTCCCATTTATCATTTGACAAGGTCAAAATGTCTCTCATATACATGCAAGTTTTGTACTTGCCAGTGAATCTTACCATCCTTTTTCAAAGGAATGCCGCTATAATATAAATCTTTTTCAAGTCTATTTAATACTTCTTTTTGCCAAGCATAATCATTTTTATATCCAAACACAACATCATTACTTCTCATTTGAACTACACAATGTAATTGTTCGTCACGAATATAATAAGTCACAGCATTCGTACAAATAAAATCATTTTTACCTTGGTCATTATAATCTTCCCAGATACTTGGTCTTTGATAAACCATTGATGCTCTACGCGAATCTGGATTTGATTCTAATTCTTCGAGTACTTTTTGATATTGGCTATAATATTTTTCTGAATAAATTAAATAACCATAATTAGAATTAATTTCGCCATGTTCATTGGCTGAGTATTCCCAAGCTTTTGGAGCACGCCAGTTCTTTCTTTCGCCCCATATATCTTTAACATTAGTTGACATTGAATCATACCACATAAGTTCATCAACTACATATTCAGTATTTACTTCACCGAATATTGTTTCTTCATCAGCTTCAAAAGAAGCACCGATAAGTTCAATGGTTGCTTGACCAGTTTTATCGGTAGTAAAGTTTTCTTTTTCTAGTTCACTAATAAAATGTTTTCTGATATCTTCAGTCTTCATCTATTTTCCCATGAGGTTTTAATTTATTGAACATATCTCTTGTTGGGTCTTGACCTTCCATTTTACCACGGATATAAGATACAGCAAAAGATGAATAGTTAATCATATCTTTGTAAGTATCTTCAAGAGATTCAAAATTAGGTTCATTACCTGATTCGATAATAGATGTTGCTCTTTGAAGTTTACCAATCAATATGTCATGAATAGTATCAATACCTCTGCGATAATGCATGGCTTGTAATACTGTGGACTCTTGACTTTGATAATCTTGAGATTTTTTAGTTTGTAATTCTGCACATTCTTGCAGGACTCTTAGGCTTTCTTTCATAATTTCTCCATAATTAGTATATTATATCACACTTCATAAGAAATGTAAAGGTTTATTTTACATTTGTTTAATTTCTTTACCACGTTTATCCAGTACTGGAATGTAATCTCCGCGTTCTAATAGTATCTTTCGATTCTCTAAATGAGATGCTTCGATTTCTTCTTTTGATTGGCCGTAATATGCGACACCATAACCATCTTTAATCATCTCTTGGTTA